CAACATTGGTGAAGGAGGGAATCGTGAGCGTGAACGAGATGAGGGCGGCGATTCTGCATCTGCCGCCGAGAGAGGCTGGGGACGCGATCGACGAGTTGACCGAGCCGCCGACCGCTGCCGCGGCACCGGAGCTCGCTGACCTGGAGCCGCCGTCGGCGACCGTGCAGGAGCTCCGCCCGACGGTGATGGTGACGGCATGAACGCATTCACCGAAATGGACACGACAGGATCGCCGGTCACGGTCGAGCTGGTCGGCGAGGTTGACGTCGAGCGGAGAACGATGATCGTGAGGGCGTTCGAGGCGCCGCTGTCGGAGGGCTGGGACGGCCGCACCCTCGAGGCGAGGATCGTCCCTTACAACCAGCCGGCGACGGTCGCTGACCCGCCCTACTGGCGGCCCTACCAGGAGATGTTCCTGCCGGGCGCGTTCGCCAGGCAGCTCTCCACACCCGGTCGGGACAAGGTGCTGTTGAACTTCGAGCACGAGCAGGGGATCCGCGGTGTCGTCGGGCAGGCGCTCAACTTCCAGGACCGCGACGACGGCCTCTACGGCAGCTTCGGGATCCACGAGAACAGCGACGGCGACAAGGCGCTGCAGCTGATCCATTCCGGGGTGCTCGGCGGGATCTCGCTCGAGGCGCAGACGCTGAGCTCGCGCCGGGTCGCCGGGGTCGTGCAGCGCGTCCGCGCCCAGCTCGACAACGTGTCGTTGTGCCGCTACCCGGCCTACCAGGATGCCCGGGTGCTCGCCGTCCGGGAGGAGCCCGACCCGGAGCCGGAGCCGGAGCCGGCGCTGCTGCTGGCTCGCGCCGAGGACGTCGACACCAGGCTCGCGGCGCTCGGGATCGAACCGCTGAGACGGGTCCGCACCACCTCGAAGCCGTGGGACGGCTCCCCGGGCAGGTTCACCGACGAGCAGTACCTCCGCGCCTGCCTGATCGTCCGCAGCGGCGACCAGCCGGCGAAAGAGCGGGGCTCGCTGCCGGTGCTCGAGCCCGACGGGACGTTGAACACGAACGCGCTCGGTGCGGCCGCGGCGGCGCTCGCCGGCGCCCGCGGCGGCGTCCGGAACGTCAGCGGCGCCGAGAAGGCGGCGGCGGCCCGGAAGCTGATCCGCTACTACAACCAGGCGGGGATGACGCCGCCCGCCTCGTTGACGGCCACCGCTCGCGCCGCCTGACGCCCGTCAGGAGGTGGTGGTAGCGTTTCGGGTAGATCGGCGCCCCGTGCCGGGCCCGTAGGCGATCACCGCGCAGAGGATCAGCGTCACCGTCGCCGCACCGGGCTGAACCAGGTGGCATCACCCGCCGGGCAGCAAACAGATCCCTTTGTTTCCTGAATCCCGGAGGTGTGACCGATGTCGTCACTCAGCACCACGCGTATGCGTCTCGACCGTCTTGGCGACGAGCGCGAACGCACCTACGAGAAGATCGAGGACGTCCTCAAGATGGCCGAGGACGACAAGCGCGAACTCGACGAGCTCGAGCAGCAGCACTTGACGAAGTACCGCGAGCAGGCATCCCAGCTCGAGGAGGAGATCAACCTGCTGGCGGCCGACCTGGAGCGCGCCGAGGGCAGCCGTGACGTCTCGAAGCTGCTCCGCCACAGCCAGTCGCAGGCGGTGGAGACGATCGGCGACGACGGCCCCGTCGTCTACCGCACCTTCGCCGCTTATGCCCGCGACTACCTGATCGAGCGCTACCCGATCATCGCGAGCAACGCCGCCGGTGACCCCGGCCGCGCCGTCGCGCTCCGCGAGGAGGCCTCCGCGAGGCTGCAGCGGGTCCAGAACACCCTGACCAGCGACATCCAGGGGCTGCTGCCGCCGCAGTACCTGGCGCAGATCATGGACATCATCAACAAGTCGCGTCCCGTCGTCGAGAGCGGCCGCATGGTGCCGTTGACGACCGGGAAGCTGACCTACCCGCGGATCACGCAACGCCCCGACGTCGCGAAGCAGACGGCGGAGAAGACCGAGGCCGGCTCGGCGAAGATGACCGTGGTGATGGACACCGTCACCGCTGACACCTACCTCGGCGGCGGCGACCTCTCCTGGCAGGCGATCAACTGGTCGACCCCGGACGCGTTGCAGCTGTGGTTCGACCTCGCCGCGGAGGACTACGCCCGCGAGACCGAGACCGCGGCCTGCTCGGAGCTCGGCACCGCCGGCGGCGGCACGATCTCGACCCCGTTGGGGACGGCGGGGACGGAGAGCTTCGCGCAGTGGCGGGACGCGGTGCTCTCGGGGCTCTCGTCGATCTACAACACCACCGGTGGCCGGTCGCAGTCCGACACGCTGTGGGTGTCGGCGACCCGGTTCTTCCAGCTCGCCGGTCTCGGGACCGACCAGGTGCTGCAGGTCTCGGCGGTCGGGAATATGGACATCGGCACGATGACCGGCACCTGGTCCGGGCTCCGCGTCGTCGGGTCGTACGGGTTCACGAACGCGAACGCCGCGGTGGTCGGGGACGCCTCCGCGTTCCTGGTCGCCGAGTCGCCGAACGCGCCGGTCGAGATGCGCGCGGTCGAGCCCGCGATCGGCGGGATGGAGGTCGGGATCATCGGCGGGTTCAAGGCGAAGGTGTTCGACCCGAACCGGTTCATCCACCTCAGCTGAGCGGGCAGCCTGGGTGGCCGCGTACATCGACACCGACGAGCTGTTCCGGGTGCTGAAGCTCCGGAGCCCCACCGACGCGCAGATCGCGGCGGGGCAGCGGGTCCTCGACGCGGCCGCGCTCGAGATCGACAAGGAGCTCGACCTCGTCACCCCCTACGACGAGCTCACCAACCCCGCACCGCAGCTCGTGGTGGAGGTGAATCTGGAGCGGGCGGTCGAGCATTGGCGCGCCGAGGAGGCCCCGTTCGGGGTGCTCGGGTTCGACTCGACGATGCCGACGCCGACCGCCCGCGACAGCTTCGAACGGCACGCGCTCAAGCTCGCCGTGCTGAAAGGGCAGTGGGGCGTGGCGTGACCTCGGCGCTGGTCACCGTCTGCGCCGCGCTCGCCGACCAGCTCGAGACGGAGCTCTCACCGCTGGAGGCGAGCTACGGCGAGCTTCAGGTCGTCCCCCGCCGCGTGTTCAACCCGACCCCGCCCACGATAGACATCTACCCGGCGAATGTCGCGCAGGAGCAGGCCGGGTTCGGGCCCGCCAACCGGGACGCGTTCCTGACGATCCGCGCACGGGTGACGATGGCCGACGAGGACGCCGGCCAGGACCTCCTGCTCGAGCTGTCCGACACCGGGCCCGGGTCGGTGATGGCCGCGCTCGCCGCCGACCCGACCCTCGCCGAGGAGGTCGACAACAGCGCGGTCGAGACCCAGTCCGGGCTCCGCGTCTACGAGGACGTTCCCGGCTCGGGCGCCTACCTCGGTTGCGAGTGGACGCTGAGGGTTGTGCGGTGAGCCGGATTCTGTGGCTCAGTAACGCGCCCTGGGCGGCCTCGGGTTATGGAGAGCAGACCGCGCTCTTCGTCCCGAGGCTGGCCGAGCTCGGGCACGAGCTCGCGGTCGTCTGCAACTACGGGCTGCAGGGCCGCGAGACCCGCTGGAACGGCATCACCTGCTACCCGTCGGACGGGCAGTGGGGGAACGTCAACCTCCCCGTGTACGCCGAGCAGTTCGAGGCAGACCAGGTGATCATCCTCTGCGACGCGTTCGTGCTCAAGCCAAGCGTCTGGCCGGAAGAGCTCCACGCCGCCGTCTGGGCGCCTGTGGATCACTACCCGATCCCGCCGCCGGTGCTCGGCGTCCTCGGCGACCAGCGGCTCCAGCCGGTCGCGATGAGCCGGTTCGCCGAGCGGCTGATGCTCGAGGCCGAGCTCGACCCGATCTACGTCCCCCACAGCGTCGACACCCGGAAGTTCCGGCCCCAGCCGGAGATCCGCGACGCGGTCAGGGACGAGCTCGGGATCCCCCGCGAGGTGTTCCTGGTCGGGATGGTCGCCGCGAACAAAGGCAACGTCTCCGTCCCGAGAAAGGGGTTCCCGCAGGCGTTCCTCGCCTTCAGTCGGTTCGCGCGCACGCACGAGGACGCGTGGCTTTATGCGCACACCGAGGCGCAACCCTATCTCGGCGGCGGCGGGCTCAACCTCGACCTGCTCGCCGAGGTCTGCTCGGTCCCCGAGGGCCGGCTGCGGTTCCCGCACGCGGAGGCGTGGCAGCTCGGGATCCCCTCGCAGGCGGTCGCGTTCATGTACCAGGCCTTCGACGTCCTGCTGATGCCGTCGATGGGGGAGGGGTTCGGGATCCCGCTGATCGAGGCGCAGGCCTGCGGTGTCCCCGTGATCGCGTCCGACCACTCAGCGATGACGGAGCTCACCGAGGCCGGGTGGCTCGTCCACGGCGATCCCTGGTGGGACGAGCTGCAGCAGTCGTTCTTCATCGTCCCCTCGATCGACGGGATCGTCGCCGCGCTCGAGGCCGCCTACGAGGCCCGAGACGACCAGCGACTACGCCAGGCGGCGGCGGAGCACGCCCAGGCCTACAACGCCGATCTCGTCACCGAGCGCTACTGGGTGCCGGCGCTCGAACGGCTCACATCTTCGGTGGAGGTGGCTGCGTGAGAGACCGCGCCCTGGTCACCTTCGGCGTCACCGGCTTCCAGGAGCTGCTCGAGCTCGCGCTCCCCGGGATGCGCGAATACGCCGACCGGCACGGCTACACCCTCCTGCACGAGCCGCCGCTGGCGCTGACCCGGCCCCCGTCCTGGCACAAGATCACCGCGCTGCTCGAAGCCCTGGACGAGTACGAGGAGGCGCTCTGGCTCGACTGCGACGTCGTCATCGTCGACGGCAGCCACGATCTCGCCGACGAGATCCCCGCTGGGGCGTGGCAGGCGATCACGCTCCACCAGACCGGCGAGGGCGACGTCCCCTCGGCTGGGGTCTGGTACCTGCGGCAGGGGATGCAGCCGGTGCTCGAGGCGATCTGGCGCCTCGACCGTCATCTGCATCACCGCTGGTGGGAGCAGGCCGCCCTCCAGGAGCTGCTCGGCTACACCCCCGACCGGCTCCCCGTCACGCGCGAGACCGAGACCGATCTCTACCGGCGCACCCACTGGCTCGACCAGGACGAATGGAACCGCCTCTACTTCGGCCCGGGCGACCTCGCGGGCGCCCGCTTCCTCCACGTGGGCCCGGGGCACCCGCCCGGCCACCGGGCCCAGCTGATGCGCGAACTGACCGCGCGAGACAGGCTCGCGCCGACGAAAGGAGCATGACGTGCCCAAGTACCTGTTGACCAACGCGAAGATCACCATCAACGGGGTCGATCTCTCGCGCTTCGGGTTCAGCCTCGACACCCCCGACGAGCGCGAGCAGGTCGACGTGTCCGGCTTCAATCCCGCCGGCACCCGCGAGTACCTCCCGGGGCAGCGGAACCAGTCGATCGTGGTCGGGTTCCTGCAGGGGTTCGGCACCGGTGAGCCTCACCGTGTCCTGCAGCCGCTCTACGAGGGCGGCAGCGTGTTCACGATCTCGATCCAGGCGGACGCGACCGCGAGCCCCGGCCCCGGAAACCCGACGTTCGGCGGGTCCGCGTCGCTGTACTCCTACGACGGCCTCAACGGGCAGCTGAACGCCCGCGGCGAGGTCACCGCCACCTTCCTCGCCGCAAGCGGCGGCGGGTTCCAGTGGGGCACCGCCTGAGATGCCCGCAGTCGAAGCCGGGATCGAGCTCGCCGGCTACCGCGAGCTCATGCGCGATTTCGCCCGCGTCGACCGTGACTCGCAACGGTTCATCCGGGTCGCGTTCGCGGAGGCCGCAGAACCCGTCAGGGTCGACGCAGAAAGCCTCTCGCTCTCGCAGATCCCGCGGATGCCGCTCAGCCCGGAATGGGCGCAGATGCGGGTCGGTGTCACCAGCACCCTCGTCTACGTCGCCCCCAAAAAGCGCGGCGTCAAGAGCCGCAACCCCTACGACCCGAGGCGGCGGCCCAACCTCGCCGACCTGATGATGGAACGCGCGATGCGGCCGGCGCTGGAACAGAACGAACCGCGGATCGAGCGGACGGTCGAGCACGCGCTCGACCGGATCGCCGACGAGTTCAACCACTAACGAGGAGGAAGCCAAAGGTGAGCGAGAACGAGCAGCCCGTCAGGCGCTCCGGTGAAGGGTTCGAGCTCGACGGCGAGTTCTACCCCTGGCATGTCTCCGACATCGGCAAAGACCTGATGCTGATCGACCGGTTCAGCGGGCTCCCGCTCGCGGAGTTCTATGCTGTTGTCGACGACACGTTCGACCGTGGCCGCGCCCCGATCCTGCTCACTCTGATCGCGACCTCGATCCGGGCGAAACACCCTGACTGGTCGGTCGAGCGGATCATCCGGCTCGTGATGGACCTCAACCTGGGCGAGCTCACGTTCGTCGACGGCGACGAGGAGGAGCCGGAGCCCGGCCCCCCGCCCGAAACGGAAGAGCGACCGACTGGGCGAAGCTCTGCTTCGCCGTCGAGATCGCCGCGTTCGGCGCCGGAGCTGGCAGCATCCGTGACATCCAGCGCGACCCCGGATTGATGTGGGCGCCCTGGGTCGCGCACCTGTTCCATCTGCGACGGGCTGACATGCTCGACGTGACGTTGCACGACTTCCTGGCGATGGCCGAGTCGAGGCCCCGCTAGATGCCGAGCCTCGTCATCGCGATCGTCGGTGACGCCGCCTCCTACCTGAGGGCGCTGACGACGTCGAGCAGAGCAACGACCGAGTTCGCCGGGCAGGTCAAGAACCTGTCGGTCTCGGCGGAGGCCTCGGCGCGGGCGCAGGTCGCCGCCGCCGTCAAGGCAACCACGGCGCTGAAGGAGCAGGCCGCCGCGTACCGGTCGATCGCCGCGAGCGCCGAAACAGGGTCCGCGGAGCGGATCGCCGCCACGAACCTCGCCGCCAGCACCGAAGCCAGGCTGGCCGCCTCGATCGGCGTCACCCGCGGCGAGTCCGAACGGCTTCGCGGATCAACCGCCGGGATGGGGAGAGAGCTCGAGCATGCGACCCGGGGCGCGATCTCGGGTAGCGGCGCCTTCCACGCGTTCGGCCGCTCGCTGGCGTTCGCCTCCGGTGGGTTCCTCGCGTTCGAAGGGGTCACCCGGTTCCTCACCGATTCGATCAAGGTCGCCCGCGACGCCGAGGTCGCCGACCGCTCGTTGGCGGCGCAGATGAAAGCCGGCGGCGAATCATTCGACCTGAGCAAAAAGGCGATCCAGCAGGCCGAGCTCAGCCTGGAGAAGTACGGGTTCACGAGCGAGGAATCCGCGAAAGCACTCACGGTGCTCGACCGCGGGACCGGGAGCATCACCAAGGCGATGCAGCTGCAGCAGGGCGTCGCCGACCTCGCCCGCGCCAAGCAGATCAGCCTCGCGGACGCCGCGAACATCGTCGCGAAAGTGTTCGGCGGCCAGGAAACCGCGCTCCGTCGCGCCGTCCCCGGCCTCGACAAGCAGCTGCACGGGATCGACCTCGTCAACGCGGCGTTCGCGAAGTTGTCCGGGCAGGCGGCCGCCAGCACGACCGACACCGAGCGGTTCGCAGCCACGCTCCACGACACCGAACGGATCGTCGGTGAGGCGCTGCTCCCGACCGTGAACACCTACCTCGAGTCGCTGTCGAAGTGGCTGCAACGATCCAACGAGACCGGCGCCACCCAGCGGAACATCGCTCGCGCCGTCACCGTGCTCACAACGGCGGTGAACGCGCTGAAAACCGTGCTCGCCCCGGTCGCGAACCTGTTCAAGGCCCTTGACGACGCGATCGGGAGCTCCACGACGGCGCTCAAGCTTCTCACCGACGCGGTGCTCGTCTGGGTCGGGCTGAAATGGGCGTCCAGCCTCGCCGCGACCGCTGGGGCGATGAGCAAGCTCACCGCCGCGACGAAGGAACAAACCGGGGCCGCGGAGGCGAACCAGGCAGCGAACGCGTCAGCCGCGTCGAGGCTCGGGAAGGCCGGCGTGATCGGGCAGACGCTGCTCTCCTCGTATGTGCTGACCTCGATCGCGCTCCAGCAGACCCACCTCGACAAGTACCTCAAAGACGCCGGAAGCGCCGCCTACGACTTCGCCGGCAAGCTCGGGATCGTCAGCGACAAGATGGACCAGTTCAAGGGGAAGATCGACCCGTCCTCGGACCTCGCCTCGGTCGTCCGGGGCGAAGCGGAACGACTATCGGCCGCCGGCGACGACATGGACGCCGCGCTGAAGAAGCTCGAGGCGCTCCACCCGGACGTCGCCGTTCACGACCTCCAGGTCTATGCCGGGATGCTGTCCGGGATCAACCCCGCGACGAACCCGTTCGCGCAGGGCCCGATCGTCCCGCCGGACTTAGGCCCGCAAGAGCGGTTCAAGATCCCCGGGCAGGTCAGCGCCACAACCCGGTTCGGCGCCTCGGTCGAGCAGCGGAACGCGGCGTTCGACGCCGCGATCAGCCGGCAGCTCGGGCGTGTGCAGGACATCGCGAGCGTCCAGGGGCAGATCGGCCGGTTGCAGCAGATCGCCGCGCTGATCGAGCGACGGCGAGCGGTCACCACCGACGTCACGCGGAGGTTGAAGCTCGAGGACGACGCGCTCGAGGTGTTCCGGCAGATCAAGGCCGACCGGCAGCAGCTCGCGCAGGACGCGATCGACGCAATCAGCCTCGGCGTCGACCGGGCTGCGCTCACGACCAGCCTCAACGATGACATCGCCGCCTGGGAGGCCGTGAATGCGGGGCTCGAGCAGCAGCAGAAAACGATGGGGTACACCGTCGACCGGCAGCACGCGATCCTCGCGAACCAGGCCACGATCCAGGGGCTACGTCAGCAGCAACACGATCAGGCCGTGGCTGCTGCCGAGAAGGCACGCCAGCAGGCGCAGGAGGCCGCGCAGAAAGCGCTCGCCGCGAGGAACGCGCGCCAGTTCGCGGTCCTCGGATTAGGCCCGACCGGTGGCGAGCTGATCCCCGGCGTCCAGGCGCTGCAACGCCTCACCGAGCACTACCGGAAAGCGATCGAGGGGACGTTCCTCGACACGAAGAAGTACCGGTCGATGCTCTCCCACATCCGGACCGTGCTCAGCGAAGGGATCGGGCACGTCAGCTCGGACGTCCGCACCGCGATCAAAGGGATGCTGGACGACATCGACCAGCAGCTCCGGAACGCCTCGAGTGGCCCCGCGACCAGGTTCCGCCACGTCGAAGCATCGAAGATCCTCGGTGCGCTCGGGCTCCCTGCCGACCGCAGCTCCGTCGACATCCTCTCCGCGTTCGGGCGCGGCTGGACGCTCCCGCAGCCCTCTCGGGCGTTCGCGGCTGTCGGTGGCGGCGGCGTCGTGATCACCGGCGACGTCCACGTCCACGGTGTCCAGGACGTGAACGCGTTCGAGGACGCGATGGTGAAGGCGGGGCGGGGGAAGGCACACCAACGCCGCGGAGCCCGCTAAGGTGGCCGCCCCCGCCGGCCGGTTCAGTGTGGCGTTCGACGACCCGACCTGGAAATGGGACGTCACCTGGACCGCCCTCGACCAGGAACACCCCAACTTCGTCACGTCCTGGTCAGTCGACCGGGGCCGCGCGTACGAGCTCGACCGCACCGACGCCGCCCAGGCCACCGTCCAAATCCTCGACCCGGACGGGATCCTCGACCCGACCAACCCCCACGGCCCCTACTACGCGGAGATCGCGCCCTTGAAGCAATGCGTGCTCTGCCGCTGGGACCCCCACGCCGCTGAATGGCAGGACCGGTTCCGCGGCTGGATCGGCGACCTCACCTACGACTTCGACCCCTCCCAGAGGGTCAACCGGCTCACGCTCCAACTGGTCGACATCTTCGAGATGCTCGGCGCGATCGAGATGACCCCCGCCAGCTTCGGTGACCCCGCCCCACCGTTCGGCGACACAGCGACCGACTCGAAGTACGCGGGTCAGGTGTTCTTCGAGGACGGCCCGATGGATGACCGGATCCGGCGGGTGCTCGGGCAGGCGTTGAACCCCGACAACGACGACTACTGGGTGGTGTTCTCCGGGAACGTGGTGCTGCAGGAGTGGTCGTACAGCGGCACCGGTGAGAGTCCACTCACCGTCGTGCAGGAGGCCGCCGACGCAGAGTTCCCCGGTGTCGCGAACGTCTACACCACCCGCCACGGCGAGCTCGCCGTGCACGGCCGCTACGCCCGCTTCGACCCCTCAGCGGTGATCGGGAGCCCAGGCGGTGACCGCTGGGACTTCCACTACTGGCAGGCCGGCGACAACCAAGCCGTGATGGGTGACGTCGGAGCGGTCGCGCAACTCCGGCAGTTCGGGTTCAACCTCGGCGTCTCGAAGATCATCAACCACGCGATCGCGACCCCCGTCAACGTCGCCGACCGTGACGTCCCGGGGCAGCTCGTCACCGACGACGACTCGATCGAGGTGTACGGGATCCGTTCCTGGACGTCGCAGAACCTGTTGACGAAAGGGTTCATCGGTGGCGATGGGACAACCACCAACACCGCGCTCCAGGAAACGAAGAAGTTCGCCCAGTACTACGTGACGAACTACAACCTCGTTCGGCCGCGGGTGACGCAGATCGGGTTCCGCTCAATTGACCCGAACCAGCCCGGCGGCGGGATCACGTGGCAGCTGATGAGCCGGGTCGACATCTCAGACCAGATCGACGTCAACGTAGCCTCGCCCGGCGGCGGCGGCTTCACCGGCCCCACCGACAACGCCGCGCAGTACTACGTCGACGGGATCCATGAAACCTCGAGCCCGCTGAACAAGGACTACGACAACGACACCGTCACGTTGGATCTCACCCCCCGGGCGCTGTACACCAGCTTCCCTGACCACCCGCCGTCGTGAAAACCCAGAAACCGATCCTGCATGGCCGCGACCACGCCCCCGGCGGCACCGACCCGATCCCCGCCATCTCCTCCAGCGCCGGCGACTACGCCGGGATCGTCGTTGGGATCCCCGACCTGATGGGCTACTGGCCGATGGGCGACCTCGAAACCGACTTCGCCGGGAACCTCCGCGACAACGCCGCGAACCCGTGGGGCGACAAACCCCTCATCCCGACATCCGGGACCGCCGCGAGCTCCTACCACGTCTCCGGCGTCGACGTCCCCGGCAACGACGGCGCCCACCAGTTCAACTACAACCAGACCACAAACAGCGTCTCGCTCAGCAACGGCGACTACTTCTCCGCCACCGACAGCACCCACCACCGGTTCGCGGCCACCGGCACCGGGCAGCTGACCGCCGCGTTCTGGTTCGCGTGGACGCTCGGATGGGCTGTCCCGACCACCGCCGTCCCCGTGCTCATGGTCGGCACCCAGGACTCGAACATCAGCGGGTACGTCCCCGGATGGGGTGTCCTGCTCGACCCGAACCCGGCCGGGATGCTCCTCACCGGCTACCGCGGCGGCACCAGCGACGCGACCCAGCTCACCGGTCCCGCCGTCCCGCCCGACACCTGGACGCACACCGCGCTCAGCTACGACGGCGGCACCCTACGCCTCTACATGAACGGGACGCTGATGCTCAGCGACGCCTCAGCCTTCAGCATCGCCGCGAAAGACACGATCCGGGTCGCGGGCGGCTCCCCCTGGAACGACGTCACCAACCTGTTCTACGGCACCCTCGACGAGGTCGCGGTCTGGGACCGCGCGCTGAACCCCGACGAGATCAGCCAGCTCGCGACCGGCGGGCACATCACGACCGGCGCCGACGAAGACCTCGTCCTCGGCGTCGGCGGCGACGGCACCGTCGGCTGGGTGCAACCCAAGATCAACGTGACCGTGAACGGGAACCCGCCCCCAGCCACGAAACCCCCCGCGACGGAGCGCCCGACCGACCCCGGGACCGTGTTCCCCGGCGTCACCGACTGGATCCTCGAGCAGCCGTTCACCTACGACGGCACCAGCAGCTTCACCGTGCAGCCCCACAAATGGACGACCATCCCGTTCACGACCCCGCTGATGGAACGCCAGTCCGATACCACCGGCGTGACCGCGTGGGCGGAGCTCGACCCCGACGACCCCGACACCGGCGGCTGGCTCGACAGCTCGACCCCGGCCACGATCATTATCCCGCACGACTTCCCGTTCTTCGCCGGCGCGGACGCGTGGATGCAGGTCTGTTTGCGGCTCGAGAGCCCAATGGTGCAGGTCCACGACTCCTACCGGGCGCTCCGCGTGTTCGAGACCACTCACCAGAAGACCGTGGTGCAGGCGTCGTCGTTACGCGACGAGGCGTGCGCGGAGGGCGGCGCGATCAACGTCGCCCGCGGCGTCAGTGGCGGCATCATCTTCTGCGACGGCGACACCGGCAGCACGGGCAGCCACGACAACATCATGATCATCCCGAACTACGGCTATGCCTACACCCTGGACGGGGAGGATTGGCTCCCCAAAGACGTCTACGGCACCCCGACCCTGAAAGCCGGGATGCGGTTGGTGGCGCAGGTCTGGCATGACGCAGCGACCCCGCTCACGTTCCACCTCGACCCCGAGCCGTCCGCGACCCAGTACAAACCCCATCTCGTGCTCACCCAGGGCGCCGACACCGCTTGGGGGCCACCGTGGAGCACCTGGTACTGATGGGTGAGCACGTGATCAACTTCGTCGAGGGCGACGGGATCGCGATCCAGGCATCCGAGAGCGCCGACGGTGAGGCGTGGGACGTCGAGATCACGAACACCGCCGCCGCGGCCGTCCCCGCCGGCGGCACCACCGGGCAGGTACTCGAGAAAGCCTCCGACGCGGACTACGACACCGACTGGGCCACCCCATCAGGCGGTGGCGGCGGCGGGGACGTCGCGACCGACACGATCTGGGACAGCAAGGGCGACATCGCCGCCGGCACCGGCGCCGACACCGCCGCCCGGCTCCCGGCCGGCACGAACGGGCAGGTCCTGACCGCCGACAGCACCCAGACGACCGGGCTGAAATGGGCCGCCGCCGCGACGGTCGCGCACCTCGACGACATCGGCGACGTCGCAGCCCCGACACCGAGCGACGAGGACGTCGTCTACTGGGAAGCCAGCTCGAGCTCGTGGAAGTCAAGGCAGGCTGTGCTGCAGAACAAGGCCGTCGCGAAAGGCGACCTGATCGCGGCGCCCGCCGCCAACCAGTTCTCCCGGCTCCCGGTCGGGACGAACGGGCAGATCCTCACAGCTGACTCGACCCAGACGACCGGGATCAAATGGGCTGCCGTCCCCGGCGGCGGCTACGTCGCCGTCGACACGATCTGGGACGCCAAAGGCGACCTCGCCGTCGCCTCCGCGGCCGACACAGGAGCGCGGCTCCCCGTCGGCTCGGACGGGCAGGTACTCACTGCCGACTCCGCGCAGACTCTCGGCGTGAAATGGGCCGCCGCCATCACCGAGCTGTCCTACGTCGAACGAACAACCAACCTGTCCGTCACCGCCACCACCGAAGGTACCGCCCAGTCGATCGTGGCCGCCGCCGCGATCACGTTCGACGGATCGACCCGCGCCCTGATCGAGCTCTTCACGCCAGCCGGTCTGCCTGCCACCGGCGCCGCACTCTGGATCGTCCTCTACGACGGCGGCAGCTCGATCGGCCAGTGGGGCGTCTACCAGGCCACAACCTCCACAACCTCCCTGGCGACAAGCATCTATCTCGCCCGGTTTCTGACACCCTCTGCGGCCAGCCATACCTACAGCGCCCGCGCCTACACCACCACCGGCACCAGCAGCATCCAATGCAGCACCGGCGGCGGGGGCGGCAACAAGGTCCCCGCTTTCATCCGGATAACCAAAGCATGACCGACGACTTCTGGACGAAGCCGTACCGGGGCGGCCCGATGGTGCCTGTCCCCGGGTTCCCCCGGGAGCTCCACGTCGGCGACCAGGACGGCCCCGACGCGGTCGCCTACAAACGCACCGTGTGGCGCGCCGGCCGCTGGCAGGGCCCCGCCTCGAGGTTCGACGACTCGTTCTCGCAGGCGTTCTCGACCGGCGCCGGCCCCAACGTGATCGACACCGGCATCGCCGGCGTGCAACGGCAACAGAACATGCCCGACGACGGGATCGTCACCAAGGAGGTCTTCAACACGCTCCGCTCGATCCGCGTCCCCGAAGGCAAACCCCACGCCGGCGAGATGTGCATGGAC